CATTCCCGATGTGGCACCCGAACTTGTCGGGCTGTGCATGTGCGCCGTGAAGATCAGTCGTGAGGTGAACTGCCACAAGCGGGACAACCTTGTGGACCTCGCCGGCTACGCCACCACCATCGACCTCGTACACCAACAGCGGTGAAGCGGACGTTCGGCGAGTGGGTGCCGGTTGAGATCATCTGGGAGGACGCCCACGGCGGCGGCGACCAGTGGACCTCACCCCGACAAATCGAACTGGCCGCACACCGGGTGGTCACGGTCGGCCAGGTGATCGCCGACACCGACGAAGGGATCGCCGTGGGCCTCTCACACGATCTCGGTGCGGACGGCGGCAAGCCATGACCGCGTTTCCTGGACCTGTTCTTCAAGTGCGCCGACCTGCCGCCATCGTTCTACGGGGTCACTGATGGTTCGTAGCTCGTCGATGATGTCCGCCATTCCCGAATCGTACACGGACCCTTGACGGGGAGCGTGCCGGGGGGCATGATGCCGATGCGGTTCGCGTCCGGGGGGTCAGACCAACGCCCGAAGGCTGTGGACGGTGGCGAAGTAACCCACAACCGAAAGGATCCCAGCCGATGCCTGGAACACGTTTGACGTCCGCACAACCGCGGGCGGGTACCTCGGACGAGCAGCAATCGGAGCGGCGAATCGCTGAACTCGAGGCGCAGGTTGGTGCACTGACGGCGGCGGTAGATGTGACAGTTGGCGTCGGGATGGCTGCGCTGGCGCGGGTTGGCAATCCGTGGACCGAGACAGAGCCGCTTTCACCCTTCGGGCTTGTCGCTGACACAGCGCGTGCGGCGTTGGCGCTGGTCGACTGTCTTCGCCGGTACCGAGCGGTCGAGGCGATCGGCCCCGACGAGGCGTACGAGGTAGGCGGCCGGGGTCAGTTGGTTGAAATGATGCTCGATCTCGCGGCGACCATCGGTTTGTCGCTGGGGACCCGACCGCCGTTCTCGCGTTCGGAATTGGCGTCCATGGACGTGGCGGCCGAGGTGAACCGGCAGCTCGATGATCTCACTGAGGAATGCGGGGAGTTTCTGGCGCTTTCCACGTCCTAGCGATGCAATTTCGGCGGTGTCCGCCGGGCAGTAGGAGGACCCGGCGGACACCGCGATCATGGGCGGGCGTGTTGGATGTCGATCACGATCCACCCGTCGACTGTCGGCGCGAGCCGGAAGGCGTAGGCGGCTTGGACGTCGGCGGCTTGGACGGCCCGCACGCCCGCGTTGGGGCCGTCCTCGATCGTGACGGTCTGACCACCAATCTGGACCCAGGTGACGACCGCCTGGTCGCCGTCGTAGGCCACGTCCATGGCGGTGTCCCAACCCTGGCCGTTGACCACGTAGTAGTCGGCTAGCGCCCATCTGAGCGCGGCGCGGAGTCGTGCCGGTCGCGGGTTGGACATGCAGGTCAGCCGTTCGGCGAGGGTGGCACCGATACGGTCGTCGAGCGGGCGCTGTTTGCCTTTGACGAGGTTGACGGTGGCGTCCCAGGTGGACGGGCAGCCAAGCCCGACGCGGTTGGCCGGGCAGTCGGCGAGAAGGGTAAGCAGTTCGATCGTCGCCTGTTTGGCGTCTTCCCTATCGACCTGGACAGCGACTGGCGCCGCGGTCACGGCCGCACCTGCACGCCGGAAAAGATCGTCGAGGTTTGGCGGCCGGACTTGATGAGTTCGTTACGGATGTACCGGTTCATCTGCTGGGCGAGGACGCGACCGTCCATGGTGATCACGTTGGTGATCTCCAGGGTGTCGCTTGAGCCACCACCGCCACCGGCCGTACCACCGCCAACACCGCCGCTGGGCAGCGGGACGACCGCTTCGGGGCCGGCCTCGCCGATCACCGCCAACGTCGGCGACGACACGATGCCGCCCGATGCCATGTAGGAGATGTCCGAGATTGTTGGCAGCGAGAAACTGTCGCCACCAATGACCGGAATCCACCCCGGCAACTTGAACGACAACGCCCTGGCAACATCATTCCACCCGTCGATCAGGAAGTTCAGACCGGCGATCACACCGTCGGCGAGCGTCTTCGCTATCGCCTCACCGACAGTCGCTATCGCGCCCGGTATGCCGGTAATGAAGTTGATGATGTCGTTGATGTGGTCGGAAATGAACAGCACGGCCAACCCGAACGGGCCGGTCAGGATCGCCAACAGCAACGGCCAGTTGTCCTTCACCCAGTCGATGACCGCCCCAATGTCGTCGGACACCTCATGCCAATGGTCCTTCAACCACAGGACGGCCAACCCGAACGGGCCGGTCAGGATGGCGAGGAGTAGCTGCCAGTGGCCTGTCACCCAGTCGATGGCGCCCGATACGACATCTTCGATGGCTCCGAACGCGTCGGATACCGCCTGCTTGATGGTGTCCCACACCGTCTTCCAGTGGGTGACGAGTTCGTAGGCGCCGATCCCCAACGCTGCCACCGCAGCGATGAGCAGCAGAAGTGGGCCGAGTGTGGCGGCTTCCGGTGCTTCCTCGGCGACTTCGGCGCCGGTCAACGCTTCGGTCGCGGCGGCGCCGGCCTCTTGTGACGCTGTCAGCGTGTCTTGGGCGGCTGCAGCAGCCCGCTGCTCGTCGGTGAGCGTGCCCTGGGCCAAACCCATCTTTTGAAGAAGTCCCGTGCCCGTCTCGGTCAACGTCCCCACCACCGATATGCCGGCGCCGATCCCTGTCAACGCAGGCCCGTACTTTTGGCCCAGCTCCGACGCCCCGTTCTCGATCTCGGCCCGTAACGCTTTCAGGTGGCCGGTGAACGTGTCCGCCGCCGCCGCAGCCTGCCCGCCAACCTTCTTCGCCAGCTCATCAACCGCCGCCGCACCCTGCAACCCGGAATTCGCCAACGTCTGCTGATCGGCCGACAACTTCTCGTGCGCCGCCGACGCCTTCGCATCCGCAGCCGTCACCGCATCCTGCGCGTTCTTCAAAGCGAACTGCTCCGACAACGTCAACGTCTTCTTCTGAGCGTCCTCCTGCTCAAGCTCAATCAGCTTCTCTTTCGCCTTCGCCGCAGCCGCATCCGCCGCCGTCGCAGCGTTCGTCGCCGACGTGACCGTCTTCCCGGTCACCGCCGTCTGCCCCAAAGCGATCCCGAACTGGGCGAGAGCCTTCGTGCCCTTGCCCGACAAGATCGTCGCCAACGTCGACGCCGCGCTCGTCAAACTCTCATGCTTCGCCGCGGCCAGATCGGCGGCGGTACCCAAGTATTGCAACGCTTTCGCAGGATCATTCGTTGACTGCGTCAACGTCTGCAACGCGTTCATCGTCTCGTTCGCCGTATTACCAAACTTCGCCTGCTTCGACACCGCCTGATCAATCTGACCCGAATAATCCGAATAGGCGTGACCGGTATTCGAGATCGCCTGCGCCAACTGCTGCTGCGCCTGCTGATCCTTCGACCCCAACGTTGCGCCCATCAAACCGATCCCGGTCAAACCGGCACCCACCACCTGCATCCCCGCGCCAACCGTCTTCGCATGATCAGCAACCTGATCCAACATGCCGGACACGGACGACAACGCGTCGCCCAACGGGCCGAAAATGCCCGACGACGACAACTCCCCCGCCAAATTCTTGAACGCACCCGAAATCCGCCCCGACGTTTGCTCACCCTGCGTTGCAACACCCGACAACGCCTTCGACGCCGAAGACGAATCCCCAACAATCTGCAACGTGACGGTCTTAGTGGCCCCCATCAGCCGCGCTTCCGTTCAGCGGCGAGAAACGCCTTCGCTTCGGCCACCGCGTCTCGGCGTTGCGGGCTGCTGCGCCGCGGTGGGGTGCGATTGTTCGTGAGCATGAGCAGATCCGCTTTCATCGCCGCGATCGAGCGGCGCCCGGGTACCAGAAGGGCGCTGCCGGCCGTCTGGTTACGACCGCGCATCCCGACGGTGCCACCGGTATGCGGGTTCGCCCCGTAGTTCACCGCTGATACGTCGCCGTGGTTGAGGCTGACTTCATTGATACGGCGGTGCGTGTAGTCCTTGTCCCACACCTGGCGGGTGCATTGAAACGACATCGACATCTCGTCTATGTCGCCGCGTTCGATCGCCGACTGCAACGCCTTGACGTCTTCCCGTTTCGGGTCCAGATACGCCTCGCTGTACAGGCCGGTTGTCTGCCCGAACAGCGACTCGGACAGCTTCAACGTTCCCGACTTCGTCCGAGCCATCGCGAGGCCCTCATGGTTGACGAGGAATTGCACATCGGCGTTCTCGCCCAACGTCTTACGGAACGCGCCGGGCGATACGACCTCGGTGAACGGCCCGTACGAGTCGGCCATCTCGTACGCTGCGCTGTCATCCACGGAGGTCACGCAGGCGTAGCCGGTGAACACCAGATTGGTCCCACCCGTCCCGTCAGGCGTCGACCGCATCTCGAAGTCAAGCGGGCAAGTCCGGACTTCGCGCACATTCCGCAGGGCCTCGCGGATCTCTCTCGCTCCCGGCGCGACAGCCATCAGAACCCTGATTGGACGGTGAACCCGGTGCCGCAGACGACGCTGATGCCGCTCGGATACCGGCCTGTCAGCGCGGCCACGTATTTCCGCAACTGCAGACGGACCTGCAACGAGCCTGAGCCCACCTCCTCGAGCGCGAGCATGACCGGCTCGGACTCGAACAGCATCAGATCGTCCGGCCGCAAACAGATCACAAGGTCCTGTGTGCCGCCGCCCGGTGTGAGGCTGGTCCCGCTGTAGGTGGCTGGGATGGCATCGTCGATGTAAACCGGAAGACGGCCGGCGAGAGCGCCGATGGCCTGCGCACCGCTCGTGGTCGGCGGCGGCGGGGAGGTGTCTGGCGGTGTGATCGGCCGATGCTGGTCATCCTCGGATGTGGCGATCCAAAACCAGCGCGATCCGGTCATCAGCCAGCATTCCGGCGGCTTTTTCCGGTTGTCGCTGATCTGCGCTCCCGCTTTGCCGAACGACGAGTACATCTCGGACAGCGTCGGGGACCCATCCGTGTAGGTAACCGTGTTGATCCCGGTCACGTTCGTCACGCCCAACAGTTGCCCGCCCGCGGCGGTCGGCGTGCCGGTGCCGAACAGCAACTGTTGTTCGAGCCGGTAGTCGGCGTCTTCGCCGAGGTCTTTGAAGATCGCCCAGTCCAGATGGGCGTCCGCGGGCGACTGTTCCAACATTTGCAGCGGAAAGTCGCCTTCGCCTGCGATGGTGACCACCGTTGACGAGACGGCGGCGTCGACGATGTCTTGCTCGGGGACTGGCGCGCCGTCAATCGTGCCGGCGGTCGCGGTCCCGGTGGTCAGGCGAGGGATGTTCACGGAGCCGATGCCGTGTGGCAGCGGGAAGCTGGGGATCAGGTCGCCGAGGACCCGGCCGGTCCTCGGCGCGGTCGCGAAGTCCTCGATCAGCCACAACGGCACAGCGAAGTTGCCGCCTGTGCCCGGAACACGGTTCGGTGCGACTCGCGACTCGACGCCGGCACGCCCCAACACGCGGAGCGCCCGCTCATCGTTGCCCTCGATGAGAACTCTGATCTCCTGCTCGTAGCGGGCGATCCGGGCCGAAGCGCCGGGATCCTTCTTCGCGCTGAGCACAAGGTCCCGAAAAAACGAGGTCGGCGCGTGCCGGTCGTAGGTCAGCGGCTCGCTGCGAACTTGCACGGTGGTAGTCACTTCTTCTTGCCTCCAAGCTTGGTGATGACGGATTCGAGGTGGGCCACGTTGGCGACGAGCGGCGCCAGTTCCACCTCAGGGTCGATGCTGTGGCCGCAGTGACGGCAGACCGACGGCGACAGGCGCAGGTCGCTGCGCCGCTGCGCCAATTCGGCCAGCGACCGGCGATATGTGGCAGCCATCTCGCCGAACTGCCGCCACCAACCCACGGCTGCGACCGGATCAGCAGGCGCTTGGGCGTCGTCCACACGACGGAAACCGACCTCCCGCAGTCGGTCGCGCGTCTCGTTCTCGACCACACGGAGGTCCGCGAGCGCCCGTCTCTGCCTCACCTGGGCCTGCTCGGCAGCCAGCTTCTTTGAAAAATCGCTCGGTTCGACGAGCCGCATCGGCACCGTGGCCCTCGTCGCCCGTTCCTGGTCCCGCTCGGCTTCCAGTCGGGCGATCCGGTCGTCAAGTGACAGATCGGCGTCGAGAATGCTCATCTGTGCTCCATTCCGGCCCGAAAGGGCCTCGATTCCAACGCTTTGTTCGCCGCCGTCAACGCCGCCAGCGCCGCGGCGAACTCCGCCGCCTCGGCCGGCGTAAACGGCCGGTCAGCCGCCCGATCCTGCAACGCCTGCAACCTTTCGAGCTCAGCCCGACGCCTCTCGACCAGCCGGCGGCGCGCATCCGCAGCCGAACCCGCCGAAGCGCCCTGTCTACGGACAAAACCAGTCATCTGTTAACTCCCATCTCCATGCGATTTCGAGGGTTGGATCACCAGGTGCGCGACCGCCTGCGCTCCCGTTGCAGAGCTGGCGCATCGTGGCGACCGGCGTTACACCCGAAGTGAGCGGCCCGCAGATTCGATAAATCCAAGGCCCACCTGCGCTGATCGGCCGAGTCGAGGTGCCGCATCGCGTTCAACGGCACCACGTGGTCAACCGACGGCGACCACCTGGTCCGAGGCGGGGCGGTGAAGTCCAACGGCTTCCCGCACAACCAGCAGACAGTCGCATCCCGCAGCACACGCGCCCTGGCCCGTTCCCATGCCTGACCGTGGCGGCCCGGATGGCGTCTCACCCGTCACGACACGTGGCCGAGGCCGCCATTCAGGTCGACGTTCAGGTCGACGTCCTCAAATAGCCTCGCCACGAAGTCGTCGGCTTCACCGTCACTGTCGCCGACGAGATCTGTGAGCGTCATCCGCAGCTCTTTCGCGATGCCGGCAGCGGCGACAGCCATCGCACCCGACTCCGACGACGCCGCGGCGTCCAAGCGTGACGCCAACGCCCGCAACACCGCGGCCCGGATCACGTTCTCGCCCTCAAGGTCATCCATCGTCGCCAGGAACACGTCCACGCCTTCACGGACGGTCAACACCCCGTCGGAGGGTCCCGGAAGGCCGGGGAGAAAGTCTTTTTGGGTCTGCTGAGGCATGTTGGATGGTCCTTTTTGGTGGGTCACACGCGACCTGTCGACCAGTCCCAACCCGGCCAAATCGACAGGTTTTGGGGCGGGGGTTTTTTGGGGCTGCACAAGGGTCAGCGTCGCTGAACCTGCAGACTTTTGACTCCCCCTTGCCGGCCGACGCGCGATGTGCGGTCGCCGCATGGTCGTGATTGGGGGTGCATCATCCGTCGCTGCGGTTTGCGGTTGGCATTGTTCGTCGTGGTGTGGTTGCGGCGACGGGTGTGTTGTTCGCCCGAAAACTGTGGGCCGGGCGAGATTTTGTTCTGTCCGACGAGTCGATCAGGCAGCGACAGTTCGTGCCGCTGGCTGGTTGTCGAGCTTGGCGGCTGTACGATGGATGACCTGGGCGATGGCGGCGGGCGAGCAGTCGTCGGGTAGTTCGGCGAGCGCTTCCCACATGTCGTCGACGGTGAGTGCCGATCCGTTCGCTATGAGGTTGAGGCCGTCACGGAACGCAGCCTCGACCAAATGTTGACGGGCTGGTTTCCATTTGTGAGTGGACACGATGTAGTCGACGATCTGTTGGTTGTCGCCGTCGAGGTTGTGTTCTTCACCGCCGTTGTTGTCGGCGGCAACGGTCGTGTGGTCGAGCGCGGATGGTTGGTTGTGTAGTTCCTGTTTTGTTGTAGGTGTCGCCTCTGGGGCGACAGCTAGTGTCGCTTGTGGCGCTCTAGTTGTCGCTTTCACATTCGGTGTAGTTGTCGTCTCTGGCGACACTTGGTAGCTGTCGCTTGTGGCGACAACTGGAACGGTGAACACGTATCGGTTCGATCGTCCATACGCGCCCTTGCGATCCACACGCAACCAACCGTCTTCGATGAGCTGGAGCACGGCTTTGTTCACCGCTTGCCTGCCGCAGCCAAGCTCGCCTGCGATGTCCGACTGGCGCAACCAGATCGCATATCCGTGCTTCTCGTTGGAGATCTCAGCGCACAGCAGGAGAACTGCCCGGGTGACACCGAAGCGGTAAGTGGCGCGTTCTCGAACGACCTGACGCGCCTCGGCGCTCACACCGGATCAGCCGATGCGGTGGCGAGTGTCCAGATCTTGGCGAATTCGTGGATTGCGGCAACGTCGTGATCGTCGGATTCTTCGGCTTCGGCGATGACGAGTAGCGCAGCGCTTGCCTGTGCGATGCCAGTAAGCCGGGCGCGTTGCCCACGGCTGATCCGGTCGCCTCGTGCGAGCATCCAGAGCAGTTGACCGGTTTGGTAGTCGCCAAAAGGATCTTGGCCGCAGTTCGCGACGCTGGCGATGCCTTCGGCGGTTGCCCACTGTTGGGCTTGGTCGAGCTCGGCCTGGCTGTGACCTTCGTCGGCAACGCTCGGCCAGAGCGCGTCGACGTAGTCCGTCCAGGTCCGCCAGTCGTCCGGCGGCGGCGGAATGATCAGCTTGTCATCGGCTGTGGGTGTTGTCATGGTCGGATCTCCCGAATCGTGCTTCGAGGTGGGGTGGGTCGATGTACCAGCGTCCGCCACGTTTTTGGGCGCGCAGTTGGCCGCTGCTGCACAGTTGCGTTATGCGGCGAGTGGTGAGGCCGGCGAATTCGGCCGCCGCCGCGACCGTCATCCACTCTGCTCCTACTCCTATTGTATCTTCTTCGCCTCCGCGGCTTCCGTTTGCGGAAATCAGGCGGCGGCCGATCGTCAGAACCACTTGGATGTACGGCTGGATCGGCGTCGGGACCTGTCCTCGTTTGATTGCGGTGGTGAGGTA